ATTATCAATGAGATTAGGGAGGAGAAAGCATGAGTGCTGAATTCTGGATATCTGGTAGAATTCTCATGGGAGACAATCGTATTTGGGAGTTCCAAGGACTGTGGGATTCTGAGGGGAAAGCAGTAACTTCATGTATGGATGCCTCATGGTTTGTCGCCCCTGTGACGCTTAATGAAGCAGTTCCTCTAGAAACGGAGTACTTTCCAAATGCGTATTATCCACTTGGTTGGAATGTGAAGTGAAGGGTATAAATAGGAATGATCCTAGATACTTAGCAGGAACCTGTGTGCTCTGCCAACACTATCTGTTTGACGAAGCCCAGTATTCTGAAGAGTGTCGTGGATGTAGACGCTTCTACCCAAGTTTGTTTGTGTTAGAAGCAGAGTACAGAGAATGGACGATGGAGGGAACAGATGAATAAATTCTTTGAGTGGCTAGGTAATCAGGTATCTGCATGGTTTGTGGCTCTTGCCACTTTGTGCATCTATGCTGGAGCCCTTGCTGGTATCCTGTGGTTTGCTTCATGGGCCATTAAAGGGCTGCTTCGTAATTGGGGGATCATGTAATGGATACTAAGGAATTTGAGGCTATCCAGAAAAAGATAGTCGTCCTAAAGGACAAGAAATCTAAGGCTGATGGAGCCATTGAATCTATCATGGCAGACCTCAAGAACAAGTTTGGTATCAACAGTATAGAGGAAGCAGAAAAGGAACTTGAGAAGAAAGAGGCTGAAATCAAGGAAAATGAAGAGTTCCTTGATTCAGAGTATGCTGAACTAAAGAAATTACACCATTGGGAGTTTGTGTGATAAGTGAAGAGACCAAAATGAAATGGCACACTCAGCTTAACACTATACAACTTGCTCGACAAGCTAATGTTTTGGAACTGAATGAATGGGAAGCAGGGTTCATAGATGGTGTGTTTAATACCATGCAAGCTAATAATGGTATGATCTCATTCAAGCAATCTTCTGTACTGTCTAAAATATACAAGAGGATCGGATGATGGTATCTCAATACAAAGAAGCCCTTCAGCAAGAGAAAGGTAAATTGTCAATCCTACAGAAACAATTAGCTCAATTTGTTACTACCAAAGAAACCCTTGAGAATAGAGCCAAAGCTATTCAGGAAGCACAGCTTTATATCCAGAGAGTTGCTGTAGAGACTCAGGCTAAGGTGGTTGTAAAGATTGAGGCTATTGTTAATAAGGTTATCCAGACAGTATTCCCTGATTACTCTTTTGAGCTCAAGTATGAGATTAAACGGGGCAAATCGGAAGCTCAGTTGAAGTTCTACAAAGGACAGAATGAGATAGATGTTATGGAGTCAGATGGAGGAGGTGTCTGTGATGTAGTGTCTGTAGCGTTACGCCTTGCTATCTGGAGCTTATCTGATACAGCTAATGTTATGTTCTTAGATGAACCAGATAAGGGTCTTTCTACTGATTTGAGGCCAAGGTTCTCTGAGGTTTTGCATGAACTATCAAACAAGCTCAATCTTCAGATCATAGCACCCAGTCATTCTACATCTACACAGGAGATAGCAGATAAGCTCTTTACAGTGACATCTAAGCAGGAAGGGCAATGGAAGATAGCAAAGGTATCGTAGAGAAAGAGGTAGATGGCTACTTTGGTAAGGAGAAATTCAGATTACCTCCTATGCCAAAGTACCCAATACCTGTGCATGACAGATATGGGTTTGAATCTCTATACGTACGAAAGTTTGATGAGTACTTTGGAGTGTTTGCTAAATTTCATCCAGATGGAGGTATAGATATAGCAACACTAAATAACAGGTCATGGGAAGACTTTCCAGATTACCCCGATCTCATAAACACCACTATAAACTAAAAATACCCCCATTGCGGGGGCTTTCTTTTTAATTGGTAGTCTTATACATCCACACCTATTGTCATCAGTAGGTTTATATTACTCACTGTAGTGCCCAGATTCTGTACTTTTATAGCATACACCGTATCTGGTTTTAAATATATGAAAGAGCTTGTTGCTTTATCTGCAGATCTTTGGCTACCTTGATTCTCTCCACTTAGATAGTCAGGAGGTGTCTCAAAGTCCCCTACAACAGTTTGAGCATTGTTGTCCCCAGCTGTAATATCAAGTAACCTACAAACAAGGTCTAGCTTGTTTCTGTTTAGTTGAAATGGTGTTAAAGTTGCACCACCTGATCCTCCTATACGAGCCGCCTCTATAAGAGTTATGAGATGCTCCCCTCCAGTCTTACCTATAGATGCAGCCTTATATAAGGTCTTTGCTTCTGCGGGTGTCTTAAATACTATAGAGCAATACCCAGATATAGGTACTGCCACAAAGTATTTACCTATACGCCAAGCCTTTCCGGCTACAATAAGCTCATCCTCGTAAGGAACAGTGGTGGAGTGGCTGAACTCAATCTCTGCTGCATATGGCATAGTTGCCTCCTATTTCACAGCTATAATAATGCCCTCTACTATACAGGTAACGGCTAGGGCTATAATGATGTTATTCTTTATCTTGTGCCAAGACTCTGATTTTGTTAAGAACTTCTGTAAGTTCTGTAAGGTCTCCTCGGTCTGCACTTGCTGCTTCTCTTTGTTGGTTAAATAGATCTCTCTCTCGTTTAAGGTTTGCTCTATCTGCTTCAAGTTGGACTCTTTGCTCGCGAATAAGGTTTCTCTCAAGGCTAAGTCCTGCTCGTTCTCTAACAAGATACTCTCGCGTAAGTTTAACGATTCTACCAATCTGTTCACTATAGCCTGAGCCAGATCCACCTGAGTTACTATCTTTTCTGAAGTATCCTGTGAGATATCCTGCGCCGAAAGTACTACAGAGAATAGCAATACTAATGGCAACAGCAATAAGAGTTTTTCGCACATTATACCTTCCTCTTGAGGATTCTCCGCTTTCTAGGTTTAGGCTTATCTTCCTCAGTATCAAACTGGATAAAACCAATCTTCTCTACATCAGATTTCTTGATGAGAAATACAATGGCTCCTATGGTTGCCCATATAACGGCAACCCCTGCAGCAAGAAGTATGAGGATGTTTTTAAGCCCTATAGTGGCTATGATAGTTGCAATAGCTCCAAGTATTTCCATGTTTGTCTCCTTAGTTTACAGTTTCCATTATGATACGGGTGTTAGGAATGGCATTGCGCACGTTATATCTCTCTAATTCCTCTATGATGTTGTAGCCCCTATACTCATCAGCATTCTGAAGGTCTATCTTTATACCATGATAACCTTTATCTTTATTCACTATATAAAGGTTCTGGGAAGCTCTGCTAACAAACATGAGGTCATTAGTACTATAGCTATTCCCACCACAAAGGCTTGATGCCCGACTAACAATATCTCCTACAGAAGCAGAATGAATATGTCCACAAAATACACCATGAATAGGAATGCCTTTGTAAGCATATTGCTGAAGGAGCACTCCGATCTGTTTATCGCTAATAGCACCCTTCAGATAGTTTCCATGAATGAGAAGCGCATTAAAGCCATTATCCAGAGTTACAACCTGCTGCATATTGTTGATACTATCAATGAATTCAACGGGTTTACCTGTAAATAGCATACGAAGGTTATTGTAGATAAGATAATCAAAATTGTTGCTTGAAAGTACGTCACAGGAATCCATATCATCTATCCCAAGCCTCGACTCATTGCCAGACACTCCCGCCACAGATACAGTATAATCATTAGCTAGATCAATTATAACCTGCTGTATAAGATAGGTGGCAAGAAGAGATGCTCTTACCTGAGAGGTGGCAGAAACAAGTTTCTCAGACAACCTACGATCACTGTTAATAATGTCGCCAGTTAAGAATAAATAAACCTGTGTGACTCCCATAGCATTAAGGATAGCTTTGCTCTCTGCAATATACTTCTGGAGTCTCTTAGACGCTACTGTAAAGTCATAGCAGTTGCCGTTACTCTCTCTAGGATCTATCAGTTCATTCATATGAAAATCTGATGCATGTAAAATTGCAATTCTCTCAGATTTACTGGCTGGTTTAGTAATTATATCAAACTTAGTTAAAGGGCATTCAGAAAGAAGGTTGATGTATTCCTGATAGGTTGAATCCAGAACATTATAGAGCCTGTATGACTCTCTATTTTCTTTCCTGATTACAGCATTAATATCATTAGCTTTCTGTGCCTTAGCCGCTAGATCTACCAGCTTGGCTTCAGGGACTGTAATATCTTCACTATCTTTAATAAACTGTTTATACTGTCTCTTATATCTGGTTATGGTTTCTTGCGGAAGGCCAAAATGAGCACAAGCTATCTCGTCTCCGTTAGCTATGGCAAACTCTACTACTTCCGTACATCGGTCTTTTGATATAGACATCTATCCTCCATAAAGTATTAATTGAGTATACTATATGGAGTTAGTATGTCAATGGGGCTCATACTGGCTTATACAAACGTATAGATTCGAGGAATCCGTTCTTAACAGTAAGGCTATTGGGAATGGGGTCATATATTACCTTTTTGTTTTTATCTATCACTACGAAGTGTCTGAACTTGTTCTTTGGATTAAAATAGCATCCAATAGCATAATACCCTTCAGGTATGATTGTGGTAGGATCATAATGCTTATTTAGGTATGTGTATGAGGCCCCCAGAACACTGCAAACTCCATTGGGATTCATAATTAAAAGCTCGTTGTAGTCATCAAAATCACCGTCATTATTCATATCCCCACTAATGTGCCCTAGTTTTATGCACTTTGCCCAAAGCATATTAATATCGTTAGTAGTGAACTCTTTGCCTACAGAATTGGCTAAGCTCATAAAATAGCATCCATACTTCTTTATATATGGATCTAGTCCAGCAGTAGTTTGTTTTATCTTCATAGTATCTCCTTTGAAGCATCTCTTTCCATGAGATTTTGTATATATGTCTCTGGCAGATGATTTAGCCAGAATCTCCATATGTATTTTCTAGGTAGTCTAATTCGGGGGTATCGTTTATATCCTAACAGTTCAGGAGGAACTGCAGGGACGGGGTCTTTGTCGGTTACATAGTATATAGAATGATCTATGCGCTTCTCAAATGAAGTCTCAAACGCTTTATTACCTATGTTAGGAGCACCAGCAGTATACACCGTTATATGTGCTCCAAAGTTATACTGAACATCCACTGCAGCTAGCCTAGCCAAAGCACCTCCAAGGCTATGTCCGCAAAACACATAATCAGTACTTCTTCTGGATAGTTGCATCACATTATGTACCTCACTTCTAAGAGCTAGGTAGGATGCGAGAAAGCCTGAATGAATTCTAATATCTGTATCTGCATTATAGGGGGATTTATACAATGGGAATAGGAAGTTCATTACCCAGTTCCTCTTATGGATGGTTGGTTTAAATACAAACCACCTTGTGCCTCCAACCATAAATGTCTTAAACCCTACATTAAGCAATTGATCATTACACTCTAAACCATCTTGCATGAATGGCATAAATGATTTACTATACATATTCATCATAGACAGACATGGAATGTCTTTATTTTCCATTAGGAACCTCTACGGACTCTACCCATGATTTAACCTCATCTATGCCTTTTAAGACAAGTGGGCGAGAGAAAGCAAGCATTATAACGCATATAATGGCAAAGATGCTCCATAGGACGTATCTAAACATCTTAGCTAGGAGCTTGTTGACTGCATTGTCGAACATCTCTGGGATGTCATTCTTAATGGATTGTATGTCCTGCTTCATAACAGTACGCACTTCTTGTATATCAGCCTTTACTTCCTTCTTAAAGGTTACAAGATCTTGGGACACGGTATCCATCCTGTTTGTTAAATTTTGTATCATTTGCTCATGCTCTATATCTTTGTTTAGCTGAGTCTGCTGAACATCTTTTATGTCTAGATCCTGTCCCTTTATTCGGAACTCTAGTCTCTGTATTTCTGTACATTCTTCACATAGGGAACTCATTTCTTCACCTGTGCCGTTACTTGGGTATCTATATTTCTCAATACAGATAGCATGATCTTGCCCTGAAGCTCCAGTAAGCCCTGTACAACTATATCAAGTTCTTGAGGTGTGAGTTCTAGTAATATCTTATCCATGTGAGTCTCCTTATGGCAGCACATAATATGGTGGAACGAAGCAAATCTGTAAATCCTGCCCTATTGCAGAAGTAGAAGATGTATTTATATTTAGTAGAGAAGTTCCTGCAGAGTTGCAGAAATTTATACCTGTTCCGCTAAAAACTAAATAACTGCAATGATATATGCCGAATCTACCCATACACCCAGTTTCATGATTACCAGCTTCAACACCGCTATATGCTTGCATAATATCATATACAGTTTCACCTGCCACAGTTGAATCAAACTGAAGATATATAACACGGTTGTTTAGATTTATTTGAATATCTCCGGCCTCAGAATACAACCGAGCATTCGCACCAATAGCTATGCACTCCTCAACTGTATTTGAGGTAGATGTTGGGGTATATAAGCTAACAACACTTGTAGACCCTCCTATAATGGTATTACTACCTCCACCAGTAAGATAAGTTCCGCTGCCGTTTCCTATTATAGTATTATTAGAAGGACTTCCAGTTAAATAGGAACCTGCGTTGCTCCCAATGCACACATTCCATGGGCCAGTGGTTAGCAACTCCCCTGCACCGATACCAAATAAGGTATTGTAATACCCAGATGTTAGAGATTTTCCAGCATAAGCCCCATATAGACTATTATAATATCCTGAAGTTAAGGCATATCCAGCTTGATAGCCTGAAGCAGTGGTAAAGTAAGTAGTTGCGCCACTAGCACCCTTCCCTGCTTCTGTGCCTATAAGGGTATTATAATTACTATTGCTTCCACTATTTGATATATTCTTTCCTGCATCTGTACCAACAATAACATTGCTTCGGAACAGACTCTGTAGATTTGCTTTCAAAGACCCATCTGCACCTAAGTAAAAGCCATTCTTAGAAACATCAACTTCAGCACCTGTACTATCAAATCTATCTCCACCGTAAATACTACCACCAGTTAATATCTTAATAAACCTAGAAAATAGATTCTCGTAATAAGTAGCACCATAATCAGATACAGTTCCATAACTAATAGTGGCTATAGGACTCCACACAGTGCTCCAAACATACATCTGTACACCATACAAACCAAGTTGATTTACCCACGTTCCACTGGGGCTGCTTGCGGAGGACATAACTACTGGGTTAGTGGTTATCTTGAGGATATCGTTAATAGAAGCATTGCCTAGGTACTTGCTATCTTCGGTTCTACTCCACGAAGAAGTCCCTCTAACAAAGACACCCCTATGAGCGGTATCTGCCGTGGCTGAATATCTAGTGTACCAATCGCCAGTATTAAATGATGCGGGAGCAGCATCTAAATACATTCCAAGATACTTCGGAGTATACGTGGTTACAACAGAAGTCATAGATGTGGCGGCGGCCACCCAAGTACTGCCATCATAGTAATATTGGGTCTCGTTAGCTGTATTGTAGTAGGTATCATTAGCTACCATACCAGAAGAAGGTGCAGAAGCCAGTTTACCAAAGTTCTTAGTGGTTAATCTGGCTGAATTTGCTAATGTAACAGCCCCCGCAGCAACTGTGCATCTATACATCAATCCAGAGTCCAAGAATAGATCTCCGACTTTGGCACCAGCTTGAGCTAATGCAAGAGTTGCAAATACAGTACTCTTGACATCTATAGCTTCTTGCACAGCCTCAGGTGTTCCTATAGTATGTACACTATTATAGCTTTCTGATATATTTATATTGACAGAGGCACTAACGGTTTGGCTTGTAAGGCTTTCTCTTGTAGGGTTATAAGATAGACAGGTGTATGTGTAGAGCTCTTTACTTTCGTCCCATTGCTTGTTCTGAATAAGTGCATACGTGTTTGTACCTTCACCAGATAGTACGATGCGTACCACAGATCCTCTGGTAAAATCATTCTCAGAAACTACTGTGTATTGTTTGCATCCATTCTTGTATTGCGCCGCTATAGCGAGAGCTAATGCATCTCCAATGGTTTTACTGTAGGTATAGGTAGAGGTATATGTATAGACTTCCGTAGGAGTAGTTACAAGATTCTTTATAGCAGTTCTTTCTGCCGATTTATACCAGACGGTTCCATATACATCGTTATAATACAGCAATTTAGAAGCGCCAGAAGTGTTTCTATAAAGAAGCCGACATTTCTTATTACCAAAAGACTCTGTTATTACCGTTACACCAGTTTCAAAACGTCTATCGACATAGTGACTTTCGGTGGATATAATAGCAGTAAAATCTGAGCTATAATTCTTATAGTTATAATCCAGTTGCTGTTGTATAGCTTTATTGGTAGCATATTTGATAGCGTCATCAGTGTATTCTTGATACACGATCTGCTTGTTACCTGTAGTCTCATCTATAGCGTTTGCTTCCGGGGGATAATCTGTATTATTAAGGATAGCATAACCTTCAAACGTACCATCATCTGCATAACCACAATTGGAATCTCTATACAGACGCATGTGGTTAGCAGAATTCATGTCATAGTAAATGACTTTAACACCATCATATTTGTTAATGGTGTGCTCTATAGATATTTCATCTATAATATTATCTTCATTGAATTCTGGTACAGTAGCAGGAATAGGGGTATTCCATTGTATGGGAGCAACTATGTTAGCTTCGTCCAGAGACAGGGTATAGCCGTATTCATAGAGTAGTGTGTCTAATACAGATCGTATAGTAGCTTTGGCATCAGGAGGGGAAAATCTGGGTATAACAGTAGATATAGATGCTGAACTAACCATAGAGGCAGACCATCCAGCTAAGGATGCCAGCCTATGCACTATGGAGTTAGCGGTATCAGCAGGGTTCATAACAGCACAGCCTGCATATAGAACGTCCCCTACTTCTTTGTCAAAATAATCGAGATCATCCGTTGCAGATATTTTAATAAAAGTATTGTCTAGGATGCCATTGTATTCCCTAGAGGACTTAGGCGGGATATGCCCAGCAAACACAGGTACAGCAATAGAGGTTTCTATAAGAAGTTGTACACCAGATTCAGTTAGAATCGGCTGATCTGCTTCTGTATGGAGTACAGCACCTTCTCTGAGATCAAATATTCGTAGAGGGCAATTAACTATAGAGGACACCACTTTGGTGTAAATAGAGGCATCATAGATGAGGCTAAAAGAACAAGTGTTCTGCGCGGCATGATAAGTATCATTAAACGCAGATTCCTGTATGGAGAGGGTGTCATATTTGACAAAATCGGACACATCAATGTATCCGTTTCCATCCACGAAGTCTATATATACTTTACGTTGTCCCATTTTTTTCTCCAATAGACACACACTACAAGGTTACATAGGGTGTGTCAATAAGGCTCATCCAAAGTAGAGGTTACATGCCTTTAATACGTTTTCATCAGCAATAGAACCAATATCTGTAGTTGAGTCTATGGTGTATCGATAATATGATGTAGCTATAATAGTTTCATTTTCAATAACCCTTGTTACTTCACGAACTTGAATAACGTTAATCTCTGGTAAGTATTCGATTCTGTCTACAGTCGTTGTTTTAGTTAGCATGGTTTCCCTCATATATCTCACTATATCCGTATTTTGCCTCGGCTTCTCTTCTAGCAGAAATAGCATCTTCTTTGTTGTGATAATATCCCAGATCAAGTGTTTTTTTATTAACTACTATACGTGCTCTCCATTTATTGCGAGACTCACACCACTGTACCCCTATAACACCAGATGTGTTATTTTTTTGCATAGAACGGTTTATCATGTTTATAGTGTGTGTACATATTCGTAAATTTGCTTTTCTACAATCAAGAGTATCTCTGTTTATGAGATCAATGCACATCCCAGAAGGACATTTAAGTAAATCTCTATGTAGATATTCTCTAATAACAGTTCCGTTTACTGTTTTAATATATCTATGAAAATAAACCCTTCCTTGTGGATTGTTTGTTGCTGATCTTACTGCAACCCATTTATGGTCACTTATAAATTCAGCGTCATCAGGGTCTATTTTCACATTATAACCAGCAATAGTGGTTTCCATCTAAGTACTCCTATTAGGTATTGTATGTAACAGAAAATCGTATGATAGAGCTATTAGAAAGATTTGTACCATTTAATTGTGTTGCCGTTCCGGTCTCTGCGACATAGTATAAATGGATGCTTGTAGATGCAAGTTGCACAAACCCTTCTAACATGCCGGTATAGGTTGATGCTGTTATAAATAAAGTTGCTGGGGTTATATATTGTTGGGCGTTTCCATTAACAAATGGAAGTCCGTCAATTAGAACCGCGCCAGTTAGCCCGCCTTTGTTTGTGAGTACAAGGGCCCCTGTAGCACTCGCACTTCTTCCTATTTTTGTACATGTACCCGACTGCACTGAATAGGTTATTCCTGTTGTAGAACCACCTATAGATATTGACGGGGTGAATGTTGATTCCTCGTAGTCATCAAGTGTATTAGCATCAGCAGATGGTACTTGCGTTGCGGGAAATCGTAAACCATTAGAACCTAAGAATCCATATGCATCATTTACTGCAATCGCATGAGGGACGCCAGTGTTAGCTTTCTGTTGTGAGTCAACCGCGTCGTCGCCGTTGTGGTAGCGTATTCCATCAGAAAGCGACCACGTTCTATTGTCACACCCAATATCGTGAATAATTCCAGAAAAGAATGCCCCTGGTGTTGTATTGCTGTTTGCTCCAATCCTTAAACTTGTTGAACTAATTACAGGCGTCAGTGTTAATGCTGTGGTTGTTTCCGATCCGTCATTGATCGACCAGATAACATTAGATGCTGTCATGGCTATTTTATATGTATAAATAGTACCCGCCACTATTGTCGGTATCAATGTAATTGCTTGAGAAGCCGACGCGGAGCTTATTGCAAATATCAAAGACGCCGCAGATTGTACGACTCTAACGCCTGTAAATCCAGAATTATTGCTATTGTCTAACAATCGCGCCGTCTGCGTGATATTTGCAGTAGCAAACTTCCCGTAAATCGTCCCAGTCGTCCCTATCACTGGGTTATCAAACTGCAAATACTGCGCGCCGTTAAACGACAACCCAAGCCCGCGAGGTGCGGGCACTGGCAACACGCCGTTATTCGTCGCCCTGTTACAACACGCTTTGTCATAGACAGGTGTATCGTAGAGGCCGGAGCCGATGCAAATTGATTCTAGATACCATGTTATTGCAGTAGTCGCGGGCGAGTTTGGTATAAGTGATAGATTATCGCTTCCGGTTCTTGACCAATAAATATCAGCAATATATTTATCAGCACTAATTTTAGTAAAACGCATGGCAGTTAAAACAGTCGATCCAATAACAGTAGTTATGTTTGTAAGCTCTGTCGCTGATCGAACAACAATACGGACAAGTTTATTTTGATATGTTGCGCTTGAGATAAATGCGGTCGCTGTACTGCCCGCAGTTGACACGACTTTAAGCGACGAGTTTTCAACCGAAAGAGTTACGCCGGATCCGCCTGTCCACCCAGTCGTTACCGTCCAGTCCTTATCATGCCAATATAAACGACCCGCCACGTTATCCGGGAATATCGGCACACCGTCGCCATTGATACGCATGACGCGGGAGAGATCGGAGAGAGGCTTTACAGAGGCTTGCGTAGCATATGGATTGGTTCCAGAAGGGGTTCCACCATATCCAGCTAAGGCACTCTTCTGAGTAGTTGAAGGAAGCCTACTACCTATGTTTCTTTTATACGTCACCCCACCAACTACAGAAGCAACCATTTCCCCTGTTGCAGGTTCCGAGAGTACTTCAGTTAGGGCACTTATCTTTACGCCATCATCTGCCATTTAGTTCTCCTTATACTGTAAGCAATCCGCGCTTACGTCTTATGTACATATTCTGGGCTATAGTATCTGCTAGGTTATCCTCAGAGGTAACAGAGCCAGACACATACACGTTCACATTTATAGCACCATTATCTGATGTTCTATTGCCACTAGATAAACTTAGCGCACCGGAACGAATTCCATCCATGAAAGTAGCGGGGATAATACCTTCGTCTTTGTGTACTGTAGTGAGCATGTCTTGAGGTACACGCGGAGTTCCAACTGCAAAGCCTTGAGACTTTAGTGCCTCTAAGTCACGTTGTGCCTGTGTATTTACAGCTGTCCAGTTACGTAACTCTTGCTCATGTGTACCCTTGTCTGCCCACGCCCCTATATTAAATCCACCAGATTGATTTATAAGATTCTGATCGTTTATTGCTGCATTTCGGAAACGTTGCATCTGTACTTGTGAATTTTTTACAGCATCTTCTGCTGCTTTTATTTTTGTAGCATATGCGGCTTTATCTGCATCACTCTGTATAGAAGCAGCTGTTTTTGCTGCCCCATACGCATTAAGAGCAGCTTCTACTGCCCTTTTCATAGCAGATTCTAGGTTCTCTGAATTAAGTCCTGCATCTTTGAGAAGTTTATATTGCTGCTCTTCTGTAAGACCTTCTGTATTTTCAAGGACGTCCTTGAGATCATACAGTTCCCACAACCTATTGTACATAGCTGCTGTGCTCGTGATGGCCTTATCCATAGCAGATACGAGAACATAGTCGGTGTTTATCTTTTGAGCACTTAATCCTGTGGCTTTATTTTCGTACTCTGTGGCAGTGATCGCACCCACTTCATAGAGATCCTGTAAACTGCTAAGTTGTTTATCTACAGCATCGTTGATCTTCTTAGTTAAATAGTCTATAGTCTGATCGAGAGAACTTTTCATGTTCTCTATGAGTTTTGCAAAATCCTTCATAGCTTCTGTAGAAGTTTCAAGAGCATCCAAGTACTCGATGTTTACTCCAGCCCATCCCAATGCAAAATTTATTGCCCCTATAACTGCATTAATAACGCCTATAATAGCATTTCCAAAAGGAACTATTACATAATCATATAACCATGTAAAAGCGTTTCCAAGCATTTGAAGAGGTGCAAGAATCAGTGCATTTGTAATATAAAAAAGTGCATTCGCCATTTTAATGATACCCCCTATTACAGAGAATACCTGACCTAGTACTTTTCCGAATTGATTCAACCATTGAACTACTGGTTTGAATGCATTAGACATTATTGCCCCAAAACCAGCATTCTCTTTCATACTTTCAAACACAGTTGTAATGGGATTTAAGGCGGCACCTACGTTTTCTATAGAGGACAGTAATTGTATAAAGCTGGAGGCTACAGATGCTACTAAGCCCACTACACCACCTTGTGCAAACCCTGAGACGGCGTTACCAGCCTCAGTACCTTGTACCGAAGCTACGGCAGTTCCTGCAAGCCCTTTAGCCATGTTCTTTGCAAACATAGCAGGGTTTGTGCTGTCTATAGCCGCTTGGAATGCATTTCCAGCCATAGCTTGAAAGTTATCAAAAATAGCACTAGATTGACCTGTAAGTTCAGAGAAACGTGCAATACCTTTCTGCTTCTTGCCTTCAGCAGTTATATCTTTCTCCAGTTTAAGAAGTTGTCTATACTCTTCTATTATTTTATTCTGTATATCATATCTTTCCTGATCTGACTCGGCAAGTAAAAGATTGTTCTTATAGGACTCTTTACGCTTATCAAATTCGGACTGAGCACTTTCCATGGCTTTTCTGGTACTTAGATCGATATCATCCATAGAAGATAGGGTGCGCTTAGCGGCATATTCAAGAGGTGTCCACCAAGTACCAAGATTTATTTCTTTGATCTTCTTAGCTCTTCCACCTATACCCTCAAGTTCAGCACTTATCTGAACAAGCCTATCCCGTATCTTCTCATCATATGATGTATTGAATAATCCGGGTATATTTGCTCCAGATCTTAAGGCTTCTTGAAGAGCTTCATATTCGCCTGACAGAGATTCCTTTAACATGTCTTTCGTATAGGCTTTGCCGAAGACATTCTTCTCAGCCTGCCTTGCAGATGCAAATCCAGATATGTAATCCTTTGCACCCTGCCCACCGAGAGCATTAAGATCTATATTAGAGAAGTCTTCATAAATAGTGGCAGGCATACCCGTAAGACCTGCAAGGAATTCCATCTGTTCCTGTTCCATAGTCTTGGAAACATGCTTCAACCCCTCTTGTACTTTCTTATATTCTTCAAGGGCCTGAACAGAGGATTTAGTATTAAGGTATTGTTTCCATGAGGACTCTTCAAGAGCCCCCACGTTTATAAGTATTCTAGCAGTAGTTCCTTCAGCAAGCTGGTATTCCTCAGCAACCTTTTTAACATCTTCGGCTAAGAGTACGGCTCTTGTGCCACCCATACCCTGACCGCCGCCAGCAGCCGTGGAGTATGCCTTAGCAGCATATTCTACAGCAAGTTCATTAGAGCGAACATTCGGGTTGGCAGATTCCTTGTTGCGTTCATGCTGCTTCATCATACCGCCGATAGCCAAACCTGCGGCAGCAGTAACACCTACAAGGGCAAGTATCCACGGGTTCGCTATTATAAGAGCAGTAAGCTGTACCATGAAGGCTTTGAGTCCTGCAGTAGCTGTAGCAAAAGCCATGGACATAGCAGATCCAAATGCAACCCCACCAGTAGAGAATGTGGCAAGAGCTGTAGCACCCTTAATCAACCCGTCAGATATATTAAAAAGAAGTCCCGGTATGTTCATAAGCACAGACTTTGCCAACTGCAACGCTTTGAATGTAACCCACATTTTCAAGAATAGGGTGAGTGCAGGCAGTAAAGTAATAAATATCTTTAGCACTCCTGACAATGCAGAGGCTATTAAACCTATATCTTCGGATAGACCTTTTACATAGGATTGAAACCCAGAACTTTGAAACTGGGTTGTTAGATCCTCTACAGTATCTTTTATGACATTTGTAGTAGGCTCCATTAGCTTACCTGCAGTCTGCTCGGCTATATCGCCCAACATGGCCATCTTACCTGTCAACGTATTCATGTAAGCGTCGAGGATACCCCCAAATCTGCCACCAGCAGAGGTCATGTTCTTAAATGCTTTCTCTACTTCCTTAAATCCAATCTTACCCTGACTAGCCATCTTCTGAATCTGGTCAGAGCCAACACCCATGACCTTAGCTAATTCTTCATATATAGGAATACCACGCATACCAAACTGCATAAGATCCCTAGAGTATGCTCTACCCTGAGATCTTAGAGTTCCATATACATAGGCAATATCATCAAGTCTATTTCCCGTTGCTATAGCTACAGAACCAAGGGTCTCCATAGTGGGAACGAGTTCTTTAGCAGCAAAACCATATGCCATTAACTGCTTGGCAGAACCAGCAGTCTCTTTGAAGGTCAACGGACTATTAACAGCAAAGTTATACAAGTCCTTCATCTGCTCTTTTGCAGCAGACATAGACTTCATCATAACACCAAAACTCATGGTCTGATTTTCTACAAACTTATTAAACTCTATACCAGAAGACATTACCTTAGCTGCTTTCTGCACAGCGACAGCAAGACTAGCATACTGTGCAATCATGCCACCAATAGCAGAAGCCACCGATTTCTCGGAGGCTGTCATGCTACGGGTAACGTTGTCTTGGAAGCCCTTTATGGCGTTATTTCCCTGATTTACGCCCGTTACCTGAACTTCCAGTATTGCTCTTGCTTTGCTCTCGGGCATTATCAAGCTCCTCGTGCTCTATTGCTTTTGCTTCCAGCTCTAATGCCGTAATGCCCTCAAGTATATCAGTAGGCTCGTTAGCCCAGCCATTTCCATTGGGCATACCCCATAATTTTGTATAATTATAAACGCCTATGATGTAGATAAATAATGGATCTGATACGTATTTTTTAACTTCATCTCTTGTAACTATTACAGGCTCATCGTTGATCTTACAGAGAAGGATAGGTACTCCACCCTTTTCCTTCCTATAAGTGTCTTTATGCCTCCCGGCGTGAACCAACCGGAAGGCAATTCTCAGTTTTTTTCGTCAATTACCTTGTTGTTCAGAATAGACTGCAGATGCGCAAAGATTTCTGAAACAAGTTCATCCAGTTCGACACCAGCAGAAAGGAGCTGTGAAGCATTCTTAATCTGCACCTCTTTACCATCACATTCAACAGAGAGTCCAGAAATCGCCGTTACAAGCTTGTTGATGATCTTGGTGCGGTCAAGCACATAAGTCATCTTCTGCTCCATGACAGGATTTCCTTTCTCATCATACTTGTCCTTCGAGGGAACAAGATCAAACTTCAACGGTGCAAGATCTTCCTTGATGGAAATGGAGGGAGCTTTGTAATAGACCTTGATCTGCTCTACTTCGGAAAGCTCTCGGTTACCATTCCACTCAGGAATAAATTCTCTGGTCAGGTTAGTGCTTACAGCTACTTTCATTAGGTATCTCCTTATAATGAATAATTAGTTAATTAGGTAGTGGGGGTCTCTACTTCAAGGCAGTACAGAATAGGATCAGAGTCAACAAAGTGGAAGCTAGAATCCCAAGTCTGGGCATCTCCAACTGCAGCACCAGCTTTCCAACCCTCAACTTCGATTTTACCGAAGAGGAATGTGTAGATTTCGCCAGTCGTAGTATTGTCGTCCTGGAGCAATCCACGGAAGTAGTAGGGGGTTCCATCGACCGGGGTAAGAACTGCAGCAGCATTACCTGCAGTGTCACCATTGATTACACGTACAAACTTATTGGCAACTCCACCAGCTTTATTGATCTGGTCTACAAAGTTAATGCCTGACATAGCACCAACAGCATCAGCCTTACTTGCACGGTACTTCTTTACATTGTCGGCAAGAACAGTTACTTCGATTGCATCCTTACTGAAGGTGACATCCCAGCTAGAGATATCCTCAGCAAGAGCAAATGTAATGGGATAGGCAGAGTTAGTGGCACTAAAGGTCTTAGTAGCATCGCCTTGCCAAACATCTCCAACCTTATATCCCACAGGGAATACAGTAGTTCCATCAATAGCTTTAATTACATACCATGCACCCTTGGTAGCCGCACCAGTAATAGCAAGAGTCCCAAGAGTACCCTTCTCCAAAGTGGCATCAGCACCAATTAACCTGATTTTCTCAGCCATAGTTTTCTCCTTTTCGTTTATGCCAAACAATGGCACTTCTAGTTATATTGTTAGGCACTCACAGGAGTGCTTTGTTCCATGTATGAATTACTATACAGTAGTGTATCTTTTTGTCAACAGGGCTCATCCGTTAGGGTCTACTATAGGTCTCAGTCCACTGACAACGAGCAGTAAATTGCCACCTATAGCACCCGTTCAATCCGGGGAATCCTGTAATCGCAGAACATGTTATAGATATGTCTGATGCACCATTCAAGTTGCCCCTATAATTCTCTACAGCTTTCTTAGCTAACTCTATACATTCTCTACCCGGTGCCATCTGGGTAGCACCATTATCCACACTGATACGGACATTATTGACTTCTTCCACTTTGGAAGCCCCAATCCGTTCCCTAGTGCCACCAGTAGGCTCCAGAACGAGCCAAGGCATCTTAGTAGTAGAATCATATGTAGGAACCTGAACTACAAAAATTTTCCCTATACCACCAAGTTTAGTAGTCAGGTTCTTACAGACGGTTATGGTGGTAGATTGCAGGTATGTAAGCAGCTCTTTTTCTATCACCCTAGCCCTCCTTGTGAGCTTTACTATTCATAAACTTTTGAAGTGATAACTTATACTGAGTTAGTGCATATTTTAGGATCTTCTCTTTATTGGGTTCTATAAAAGGATCACCTTCTGTATTAGTATTCCTGATGTGTTCTAGTATCATGGCAAAATCAAATGCTTCTCCGGGAGATCTATCAGGGTCTATTCCCAAAACCTCTTTACACCACTCTTTCATGGACTCTTCAAACTCTTCATGCCCCTCAAAGTGTTTATGTATGCCCGAATATTTTTCTCTGTATATTGCATGAGGCGCACCAGAACCAGCTATTAATATTCGGCTATCTTTACTTCCGGTAGGGGTCTCTAAAGCATCTTCACTATGACTACCTTGAATGGCAGAAGTAATGCCTTTATCTGTAGCATACATGAGTGAATCAGAAAGCCTGCCAGAGGCATCATGTTTAGATGTGATGGCTTTCATCTCTTGTACAGCATATGCACCTGTATCTTGCAATACTCTATCAAGAGCATCGGTCATCTTGGTGGCATCTTCAGCTATCCAGCCATCTAGCTTATATTTAGCATGTTTAGCCATTAGGTACTCGGTGTGATTTCAATTAGGAACTGCTCACGCTTCAAACTATATCCACAATAAGGCAGAATAAAGTTCCAAGTCTCTGGAGTACCTTTATTTAATCTCTGTACACCATCTGCGTCGATAATTCCATATCCCTCTTTAACGACACCGTCATAATCTATGGGAGACATCCCAAATTCAGTGATGCTTTGAAAGCTCTGTTGATTCATAATGGAATCCGTTCCTGTCACGGACTCTGTGTACATGGGAATAGTTGCAACAAGCTCCCACGATGCACTGGTATCAGTCCATCCAGACGGAACAGCTGGTTTATATATGTCTACATTTTGTAAAAGTCTACTGAATAATTCTTGCATAGTCTCCCCTTAACTCAAGAGAGCTGTGTAAATATTCTCAGCAGTAGTGAGAGCCCCAACACCAGAGGATTGCCTAAGGCGTTTGAGCTGCATACCAAAGTTTGAAAGTTCAAGATCGTTGCGGATAACTCCAAGGCCGCCAGTAGACTCATAAAGCCTACCAGCACCTTGATAAGACACTACACCCGCCTTACCCCCACGTTCGGCAGTAAGATAATAAGTGTGTGCAGCCATAAGAGCAATGGCAAGGCTGTAGTTGACACCATAGAATTTCTGACTGGTCTGCATAGTTGCAAGATCAATGTAGCTTTGTACATTGGCATCGAGAGACAGTTTGTTGTATATCACAGTCAGAATTTGCAATGGTGTCATTCTAGGTTATCCCTTGATCTCTCCAGATTCGACTCCAGAAATCTGCTTCTGAAGTTCCACTCGAACGTCTTGGCGAAGTTCCTCGTCATACCACTTCTTGAGGGTAGGAATATGAAACGTCCCCTTGACTATATTAATGACTTTCTGTCCCTTACGATCAATGTCAGCAAGGGACGCAGGGACAAGTCGCTTCGTAGTCTCTTTTGCATCATCAGAAGGGCGGATGAGTTCTTTGGGAAATCCAATAAACTCAATATCCTCAGCATCTTTATCCTGCTTGACAACATCAGCAGCAGGAACCTTAGTCCATTCCTCAGTCAACTTGCCTGCATCAATACGACGCTGTGCATTCTTACGGGCGGCAGCCCATTGTTCATTAGGGACTTCATTGTATCCGGGAGCAATATCAATAGCTCTACCAGTTCCAGTCATAGGAATTCCAATGAACCCATCAGCAGTAGAATTAACAATCATAGGTATCTCCTTTATGATTTGATTACAAGAAATCCCTGCACAGATCTCTCCATGCAGGGATGCTTACACTAGATGTAAAGAGCTTTGATGATCGATTTCGGATAGAAAACGGTCACACCAGCAGTCTTTGCACGACAAGGAACGGTATAGTTCAAGCCGTCCTGAAGCAGATCTTCCTGAGTGAAGGGCATTGGAAGGTCGAACACCAGCTTATCAGCAGAGTTCTTCCAAGCAATCATCATACCAGTCGAATCCCCACCAGCACCGGCAGCAGTGTCAAGGCCCTGAAGCCAGATGACATTCTTGATGTAGGGAGTATTCTTGAGGAAGTAATTCAGAACGGTAGCACCCTCGGAATCCGTTGCAATCTTCTTCTGAGAGATGAGCAGATACTCATTCATCGGAAGAGCCAACGTATCAGGGATCTCAATACCATTAGTAGAGGTAAGACCATAGTTCACAATACCATAGAGGTCAGCAAGGATCTCATCAGAAGTCTTATGAGCAAAGTCGGTCTTTCCGCCAGTTCCATCAGGAACAGTGTATTCAGAAATACCAGCCGCGTTATAAAGCCCTTTTAGACCAGTCGTTGCTTCCCCGGAACGAGCAATCTCGTCCAGCTTCATCTCGATCTGTTCCCGAGCCACAGTAGCTCTCATGGATTCAAGAGGAAGACCAATCTTAGCTGCGCGAGCAATCTCATCCTTATTATAACCATAACCAGAATGAACAGGTTTTACCTTAACGGTTGTCTCGGTTCCATACACATCGACGCGAGGGAAGTCAGTTGCATATTCCGTGCCGCCCATCTTCGCCATACCAACTTTGGTATAGGAGCGGTGAGTAATATCAACTGCCAAAGGATCACCTTCCATGGATTTGGGAAGAAGATTAAAAAGTTTTGGCTTATCGAAGATTACATCGTAATTTCGTGCACGAATCGTCTCAAGCTGACGGGTGAAGAAGATTGACTCTCCACTATCAAGATTTACATACTGAGGCATCTTGTTCCTCCTCCTTATTTCATGCCACGCACTTCAAGAAGTGCAAGGCCACCAGATGCATTGGAACGAAAGAACGCACCAATATCATAGTTATTAGTAGAAACATCGGTGAACTTACCAAGAGTTCCAGCACCACCGACACCAGAGACATAAGCAGGATCTTTGTCAACAACAGAGGATTCAACAAGAACCCAGAGCATGCCTTCCTTGACAATGTTCACAGCCTGAAGAGCTTCCCACTTGGAAGTACCTGCACCAAAGTTCTTGCCACCAATCTGAATGAAAGGAGCAACACCAAGGAATTTCAGGTTAGTACCATAGGTAATGGCACCAGTAGCGGCACCAGCAACAGTAATAGCACTCGTAACAACGAGGTCAAGTCCAGCAGGGGCATTAACAAAGAAGATACGAGCAGTACTGGCAACAGCAGTAATACCAAGGGCAACAAGTTCTGCCTTAGCATTGATAGCCGCAATATGTGCAGTCATGGTCGTAGCATGATCCGTGGCGTGGGTATTAGCAACCGAAATGCCATTGATCACAGTGGTGAGTACGGAAGTGGCTTCAGTGTCACTAACATACGTTACAGTAGCCTTATCCTTATGAGGGCCATACGCTTTATTTTCAACACCAACAGGGCCAAAAATAGGCGAACCAAAAGCGATGTCTTCCTGAGCGATAGCCGAATCTACATCAGCTTTCATCCCATAGAGGAGACCCGCAATAGCAACATCGGGAGTTCCGTAAGCAGCCATTTATCTGCCCTCCTTATTTCTCACCAGCATAACGCTTGAGCATTCGCTGACGAGCAGCTTCAGCAGTGTTATCGGCACCATCAATCTTTACAGCAGAAGCACCACCAGCTACACGAGCGGCAGCATCTGCACTAGAAAGTTCCTTAGCATTCATTTCCTCAACAGCACAATCGAAACGTGCGTTGATATAAGCTTCGTCCCTGCCATCCAGCTTAACGTCTTTAGAATTAGCCAGAATAACAGCTTTCTTGATGTCAATGTCAGCCATGTCCATTTTGACTTCAACTTCAGCTTTCTTGGCAGCATCCATAAGAGCGATCTTCTCTGCTACACGAGCATTGATAGCGCCCTCATCGAGCTTTGCCTTTTTCATGTCTGCTACCAGAATTTCAGCAGCATCGAGCCGTTCCTTGAAAGAATCCCTTTCAGCCTCAACAGCAGATTTAGCATCAACCGTGGCTTTAAGATCCTTCTCAGTGGAATCGAGTTTGGTCTGAGCCGTATTGAGTGCAAGGATTACACGCTCTTCAGCCTGATAATCAATAGAATCAATCTTTACGACTTTCATATTTTCAGCCATCTTTTCCCCCTTGTTAGGTTTTATATCTTTAGCCACAGCAACGGTGGCATCATCACAAAGTATTGCATCTTCAGAATCCATACGGAGAACAGCGGCATCTCCGGCTCGTGCAATCGGGACGAGAGCAAGATGATTTGCCTTCAAATTGACTTGCTTTCTGGTATACTGCATCCCGCACCACACACCAGCTTCCTTAACGAGATCACAGGAGTACCCTACACTAAATGAACGCATTCCACTGTTTACAGCATTAATGCCATCTTGTTTTGTCACACTTACATCAGTTGCAAGAAAGATATTATCACCAATAGGATTGTCCCCTGTATACCCAACAGCAAGTTCATCAAGTTTCACTCTGTCAGTAATTAGAGTACCGTCTGAATTGGTTTGGTGTCTAACAAATATAGGAATGTGTTTAGTAGACTCTACAAAACCTTCATCAAATACAACAGAAGGTTCTCGAAGTTCATATTCCATATGCCCATCTTTCATCTTATATGGAAACACACCAATAGATGTTATAATAGAACGAGCGGATATTGAGCCATCTTCTTTGACCACTGCTTTGGTTGTGAGGTCTTTGATGTCAAAAGTGTCGAACCTATTAACTGACATTATTTTTTAGTTCCCTTATTGGATTTCTTTTCTTGTTTAGGTTTAGTTCCACATGCCATAGAGGACTCCTATTTGGAAGTGTATACTTTATAATACAGTGGTGTATACTTTTGTCAAGGGGGCTCATCCCCTAGGATACTCTTCGGGCTTCTCTACTCTTAATTTTTCAACTATTTGCATCTCAATAAATGAACCTTTCTCGGCCCAACTTATTTTGGCTTCTCCATAGCTGATTTCATTCATAGCCCTTTCTAGCTTCACTAGGAGTTCTTCCGGTAATATCATATTTTATCTCCTAAAGTTCTATCAACACCTGCAGCGTAAGAATTCCAACTTGGTGAGGCTGTACATCTATCCATAATAGCCATACCAGCTTGAAGAAACTCCATCTTTCCTGTCTTTTTCTTCCAAGTGACCCCAAGATCATCAGAGTAGACTTCTGAATTCCTCCAAGTGCAAAGTAATCCTTCCATAATATAATGACTAGGAATGGCCTTCCTATACTTACCATTAGGGTTACCTCGGACTTTCTCATCCCTTGCCGTGTGCCAGAAATAAGTCTCCATGCCGATGTACATAGACTGTTCTCTGGTAATAATGCTATTGAGCTTGCCCACTTGGTCTCTGGCAATAACATAAGATCTATGCCCAGTCAAAGAAGCATCTATCTTGCTGACAGCTTCTATAATCTGTTCCTTTCCCCAACCGTTCTGCAATCCGTCTATGACAGTATTGTTAATCTTAGTAATATATTCTTCACCAAGGTTCTTAATGAGCTTGTAGTTTTGCTTCTCCCATAGAGCCCTAGCTTCAGGCCACCATGGTTTCTCGATAGCTATAGGAATTCCCCCAGATAGTACAGTGATCTGCTTCTGGAAGTATGCTGAATTAGCTCCAAGTATCTTCTCAGCTATATCAGCAAGCATTCTACCCAGTTGACCAGATGAGATAGCATTGACGCCATAAACAAGCTCAATTTCTCGCATCATTTCTTCCATGAGGATATCAAGATCATCCTCTACAGAATCTTTACGGATAAAATAGGCATCAATGTAGCTGTCTACAAAAGGCACACACAATCCAACAAATGTAGACGTTATGTTCTTTATCTGTTTGTAGTATTGTCTCTCTATACCGATAGGATAAGTAATAGGCTTCAAAGGGCGATTTCTAGTTCGCTTCCTTTGAGTCTTGGTCATTGCAGATCGAGCAAATTTAAGTTGTGTCTGAAAGCTATTCTGTGCTGGCGTCATCAGAACCCTCTTCAGGCTCTACAGGATTCTCTGGGTCAGGAGGTGCTGTTTGCTCTGGGGTTTCTTGCATCTCCTCATAGAGAGCAATGTCAAACATATCATCATAGCCATATTTCTTAGCTACTTCGGTAGGATCACACCCAGCTTCAACAAGAGCCTGTGCAGTACGGATTCTAATTTCCTCTGTCTCGGCTTCAGTCTTAGCGTTCTTAGCTTTCTCTTCTTCTGTGAGCTGGTAGAGGCTATTAAAGGTGATCTCTACAGAATCAGGGTCAATGCCTTTCCAAGAACAGATAAGATTGATAAGTTTGCGCATAGGAGGCATCAGCCTGTTGCGCTGCTGGGCTTCTATAAGATCGAAGAACTGTCTAGTGTCACTTTCACCAGTAGCATTAAGTCCAGCAGGAGAACGTCCATAGAGACGCGTGACGGGAATACCAGTAGAACCGGAAAGTTGAAGCATGAAACGGTCAACCATTTCAGGAAGACCAGCAAGAGTAGTGTATTGTTTCTGATAGTCTTCATCTTTATCAAGTACTGCTGCATTGATAATAGATTTAGAGGCGTTTATAGCATTAAGGCGTTTTACAAGACCTGATTGAGCTTCACCAGTAGAGTCGCTGGCAAGAAGCTGTGCCAATCCCTCAAACTTATATACACCAAAAGTGAAGTCATAGAGAATATTAACGATGGATTGGGTAATGCCACCAAGATCTCGAATTGCCTCGTTTATCTTCTGAAGGGAGCTAATGCCCCAATAACGAATGTCCTGATTGAGACCATTATATTTACCAACAGGCACAGGATCGTTACGAAATTCGAGAACTCTGGTATAATGAATATAGACATCTACCATTTGATTCTGGATGTAATATCTTACATTATATTTAAGGATTTTACCATACGTAGGAGAAGTGGGATCAAGGTCAAAGACACTGTTTGCAATGTCTACACAAGTGCGATCTACTACTTTAAGATATTCTATGTTTCTAATACCCTTTTCGTAAAGAGGAAGCTCTATGCTTCTGCCATCTAAAGCACCCATGATAATGAGAGAACCTCCATATAGTCGCTGCCACTTAATAGCAGTATTAAAGGCTTCTTCAGCATTAAGTGCCTCTAGCACACTGTTGATAGTCTTGCGTTGCTTTTCGCCCTCGATCCAGATCCATTCACGGGTCATATCATCTGCAACAATGTCGATGATACGAGAAGCCAGACCGTCACCCAGATACATTTCAAGGAGTGTGCCATCATCAATAATAGTGGCGCCATTGTAACTGGTATATTGTGACTTATCCTGAGTCTGTGCCAAACCGACCAGACTGTTCTTCCAGTCATCTTGACGGACAACTGGAGCACTATCTAGCCTAGTTTCTGGGAGAGGATTCTTACGAGGACGACCAACTGGTCTTTTTATGGTTGTGGGAGTTGTAGACACAAAGGCACCCCTATATGATAAAGTGTATACTTTACTATATAGGGGTGTATCTTTTTGTCAATAGGGCTCATCCAGCTATTACTGGTACAGAGCCTTCCAAGACCCTAAATTAGTGAATTTACCTTCACGTAACATTGATGCACATGCATCAGCAGCATCATCATGGAGTTTTGTGGTAGAAGTCCAGTCAAGTATCTGATTCAAAAACTCCGGTTCTGTCTCCTTAGCCCATTCTATATGATTCCATCTATCATATAAATAAGTTTCTATTTTTTTCTGTTTCTGCATAGACTCCCGGTAACTATGCCCCCATATTCCGTAGCTTTTAGCTCTAGGATCAGCAAGAAGCGAATCCAACGTATACCCATGGTCAGCATTATCCTCCATATACACTTCTCTACAGTTATATTGAGCTAACTTAGTAAAAATATCTGATAGGAGATCCTTAATATGGCCTTTATATAGATAACCAACCATATTTATTTTACCATTAGGAAGATCACCTGCTATACAGAGTGCGGTATAATCTTCGCCGCCATATGATGCATCTACTAATGCCTTTATGTGTTTAACATGAGGGGCGTCCCATGAACCCATGTGTGGATCATGAAAAATCATATCCGCAGTGGATGTAAATGTAAGAAGATAGTTACAATCAAATAATGCACCAGTCTGGGTACGCCGTGCCTCTTCTACTTGCGCGTCTGTTAAAAGACCTGTTGAGGTGTATGGGTAACGCCTAAATGGGATACCTGCATTTTCCAATACTGCAAGAGCATCCTCTCTATGCCAACTAGAACCGATTATTGATGCGGGGCACCCTCTGTTCAATATATTTGACAGTAGTTCATTTATCATCATTATAGAGAATGCTCGTTCGCGGTCGAACACACGATCGAGGTATGACGTTCCATCATCAATTAATAATCTGTCAGTATGAAATCCCGTAAAATTACCATTTAGTCCTAGTCCTGTCAGAGACGCTTCTTTGGTATGTTTAGTACGAATAGATAAATTTAACTTTCCTTCTTTCCTCATATCGAATAGTGGCTCTTTTAAGGCACTATCAGGAATATTGTTATTTGCATCTGCATACCAACAATGCATCAGTAAGTAATATATAGGTGGGGATTCTGCTATATTCATAATTTCACGCACCATTTCGGCGCTTAGGCTGTATGACTTTCTGACTATGGCGATAGTCTGTTCTGGATCTTGCATCCAACAATAAATCACGCCAAGTTCTGTTATACTGGTACTTTTATAGCTACCACGATGCCCAAGCAAACCATGTTTCTCTTTATGGTCTAGACACCAATGCATCCAATCACTGTGCAAGGGGGTCAATAGGGTCTTGCCACACAAATGACCTATCAGGTGAGGGTATTGTTTTATCTTTTCTATGTCTTCCCAACTGTAGGGGCTGTGCATTATATAACACCTTCCTGTTTTAGTTTTTCAATGTATGCACATCGAACTTTATGACCATCTTCTGGATTGATAAATGTCCCCAACCACTTGGTTCTACCCTTTAATATGTATCTAGCTTTCCATTTCCCTGAAGCACTGTCCCAAGTAACCCCCTCATATCCTGAGGAATTTGTTCTCATAACTGGGGCAGTAGCTTCCATATATATTGTCTTAGCACGAGCTTCATCATATACCCTATCAGGGAAATTAACTAAAGCAAATTCACCAAACAAAAACCTAGCTACATCATCGTAGGCCGTAGCAGCATCTGTTAAATCTATGAAACTCCCAAGAGCATAGTTTTTCTGTTCGTACTTTATTGTTGCTTTATATCGTCCAGTGCACTTATCCAGTTTAGCACCCTTATAACCAGAGGTGTTTCTGGTTTCTCTTCGTTTATTACGTGCATTCTCTTTCTGCGTACAAAATCGCATGTTACACTTTCTATTGTCAAGTGTGTTATTATTTATATGATCTATCACAGTTCCATCTATATAACTACATCCCATGATAAATCTATGAAGTTTTATTGTTTCATATTTACGAAGCCCATGTTTTATCTTAGTTCTAAAATAATATCGGTTATGTCTCCTCAATAAGGAGTTGTCTACCCACCAGTTATACTGCTGTATTTTCTCTACATCCTCATCGTCAACTAAAACAGTGTATCCACTTATGTTTATCTCAGCCATCTATCTTCTCCATAGTCCCAAGAAATTTCATGTTACCCTTTAATGATACACACCAACCTATTTCTATATCGCCTTCTAAGCAATAGGCCATTCCTTCTCCTTTCTGGTAATGACTAAATACACCAAGCTCCCATCTATCATCAATAGAATTTCTCCATAACACTTTCATCCCTTTTCTGAATTTCATAAGTTACTCCTAAATAAAAAGCTACCAGCAATAATACTGGTAGCCTAGTAGCTTTGTCAAGTGGGCTCGTCTACATCTCTCCAGTCCACAGATACTTAAACCGCTTCCCGAAGGAAGCCTCTTTATACTTCTGAATCTCTGTTTTCAAACCAAGTTTTACAGCATCTTCACCATTTGTATAACGTTCATATTCTCTAGTGATGTAGGACAGTTTCTCGTGTAACGCGTTCATAGCATAATCCTTCGTAAGATACTCTGCGTTTACACCAAGCCAGTCGCCATAGTGCACATAAATCTTATCCATGTTCGCTTCAAGCTCTTTCACCCTAGCAAACCCATCACGCTCAATCTTAGTCAGCTCCTCATACCGTTCAATCGGCAGCTCTACTTTACCTTCCATCATCTACCCTCGTTTCACACTCAGTAGTTTCTTAGCCTCATCCACATCGTAGACCTTCTCAGTACTCCCGAACCTAGCCCTGAGCATCCTACCCTTAATAGAGATGATTTCCCCAGACTCTCCAGTGAAATACCATCCATCTACAACAATTTGTCCAACTACCATATCTCGTTCTGCTATCATGCAAACTCCTTATCCATATCTCGTTTGTAATTCAGATAGTCATTCATAGCTTTCTGATACCTGTATTCCTTATCCTTAACCACATCCCATGCTTCTTTTATCTTAGTACCATTCTTACAAGTGGCCTGCAGAGCAAGTGCATGATTGTAGGCCATTCCATGATGATGCTGCGCCAGAGCCATCACATGAAACAGATCCTCATTCATGCAGATCCTCCAAAAGGATTGCACAGTCATCCATAGGAACAAGTACTCCGAATTCTCCCATGACTCCGCTGTACATATCTTTACCATAGTCACTCACACGGGTAATGTAAGTGCCTTCAGCAATGAACTGGTGCGTGATGAAGTCCTGCGTATCCTGAATTACCTTTACTGTCATTTAGTTCCTCCTAGTTGTTAGAGAGCTGAATGGCCCCATTGTAGAAGTGAAAGTGCTTCATATTATAATTAGTACCTTGTTCGCCAGTCTTATCTCCGTCTACCCCAAGTAGGCATGTACCACAAGCCTCTTCCCAGAAGAAGTAGATAGATTCTTGACCCATCTCACCGGCATTCACTTGCATCAAGCAAGGATACGTGATCCCAGTATTCACTGTAACATTAAGTTCAACTGCTCTCATTCTTTACCTCCATTCATATACGTTCTAGTCAATTCCAAACCACCTTCCCAGAAGATGGTGATTCCTCTACCCTTTGCGTACCCAATCAGCCAAGCCAATGAAGGCCGCTCTCTAAGGTACTCTTCTTTGGTCTTACATGGGGCACCAAGAACAAGAATTTCTTTGTGTCGTTCCTCCAATAAAGCCTGTGCAACCATATAGCAAACAGAATTATGCAACGGAAATCCTCGTGATCTCATGGTATCTACAGAGATCTTACTAAAGTCCCATCGCTTAGACTCATCCGGTACAGGTAGGTTATGAAACTCAAATACACGGTCTGCTATATTGATAACGGGAGATTTAATTGTCCCCAGTACCCAAAGCTCTGTAGCTATATCAAAGTCATACGTAGTGGGAGCATTGCCCATGATAACAAGGGTTCTACTTATCATATTTATCCTTGTACATCTGAACCAGCAACAACACAGCCACAATCAACGCACCAATACCCCACCCGATAATCTTATAAGTAAGTAGATTCATGTATTACCTCCCTTGCCCACTTGGAGCATTAAACCACACATCAAAAACTGCCCTGAAGAACTCCGCAACCAATGTCACGATCTTTTTTCCAATCTGCATAGATAGCCTCCAACATTTTGGTTTGATCCCCGCAGCCGGAAGCATTTATATAGTCCATGATTTCTACAAATGCTTCATCCATATCTACTCCATCGCTGTAAGCATCATCAAGTGCAATAAGAATAGATTCCTCAAGTTCCTGATATGCCTTCGTGTATGCAATCATGTCATTACTCATTTGAACCTCCATTCGATATGTAGTATTTTACCACGTTTCCTTGTAATTGTCAAGAAGAAAAAGCACTTGTTCAGCATAATCTTTACATTCTTTCGGGATGTCATCAAGACTTTTTAGCTGCCTTACATTCTCAAACCCAAATGTGTAACTCAGCACACCTAGATAGACGGATCCATGCCAATATTCAATCAGCCATGCAAGATAATTGCAGCCCACTTCGGCAGAGTGGCTAGGGTTATCCCACTGGTAATCATTCTGAGGGATATTGGAGAACCTTGATACGAGCCCTAAACCCCTAGGACTATCATAAAGATACTTCCTGTACTCCTGAAAGAGCCCATCTGATCTATATCCACCAACCACCCTAGAACGCGCCTTTGGATTGAACCTAGACTCAGAATAGGCCACACAATGGGCCAACCCCCTAGGAAGCTCTGCATGAGCCTCGTAATAGGATATGATTGACTTAATATACTTAGGTTCTTTCCAATCTTTTGGCTTCTGTGCGTATGCAACAGAACATAAAGCCAATATACACAATAGTACTTTTCTCACATTTACTCCTAAAAGAATTTGTCTTTATTAAGGCCAATAATTACAATACCAGCCAATACAATAATCACACCTGCTGTCTTGGTAATAGTGTCAAATATCGTGTACATATTATTCATTTGCTGCTCTTGAATTATACTTTATATAACAGGAACGAAGAGCTTCGTCCAAAGTTAGTCTAGCTATCTGTTCATACCTACCGTAATAGGGATATACAGTCATGGTTTCTCCCTCATAAGGAACACCATTAAGGGTAACTATCATATGATTTCCCCGAGGGGTTTCTATAGCAACCAGATAGACCTCGTAGCCAAGTTTCCTAGCAAAATACCCAACAAGGATACAGAAATCCTCACAATCCCCTGTGCCCTTTTCTATAGTCTCTTGTGGAGCTTGCCAATGGTCGGTGAACTCTGCTTTGTAGTAAAGTTCTGTAGTTACATATTCCTGAAGGTCTTCCATAGAAGTAAAAGACATAGATGGAGTCCTAATAAGCGTCATAGGATCCGCGAAAAAGGCACACCCCGACAAAAGAACACTGAGCACAATAACAATGTATCTCATAAACCACTCCTTTTAACCTTGCCACTAGCTACGACTACTATGAGTCCCACAATAGCCAATAAAACCGCTACAATACAAATGATTATTTCTACCATATTAGTCGAAAAGCCCCTTTTCTACTGTTTTAGTAGACGATGTATTCCATGTAATCAAGCCACATATCAAAGTTTAGCCACATACAGGTAGAAATTTGCTCATAAGCTGGGCTCTGACGGATAAAGTGCCTACGTTCCTGACAGATAGAGAGATACGATTGGTACTCTACCTGTAGCTGATCTTCCATGATGTACTGATATTGAGGCAGATATTTGAGGTTAAATAGTGCTTTCATTTAATTACCTGCCTTGAGACTATTAATAATGGCCTCTATATCTGAAATCGTTTGCCATTTTCCATCAGCGTATCCTTCACAGTAATCGTTTTGTGGATCACTTTCAATAGAATGCCGAACATCATTCAACAGTAATTCCAGTACCTCGATTTTTGCTAACCTTTCGGCTTCCTTAATTGCTTTCTGGTAATCAATCGATGCTTGTATCATATCGTCTGTCATTTAGAACCTCCTATTGATCTATAGGTATTATAGCATAGGTAGAAACTTTATGCAAGCCCTAAAAACGAAAAAAGTCAGGAATTTTGCTGTTTTCCTATATTCCATGTTCCTGACGATGGCAGTATGAACAAAGTACCTCCTTATTTCCATTCATGTGAAATATGATTACTAGGAATAGAAGCCTTTGGATCCTTATTTTTGTGGCTCCAGATCTGGAAAGCGATGTACGACCAAGGGTATAGTTTCATACCTATACCATCAAAAATGATGATATCTGCATGGATATACCAGTCACCATAGTCAGGACTACTATATGACTGAAACCAGCTAGTTGAGTGCTTATTATGTTTCTCCCAAGTCCGTTTAGCATACATTCGCTTAAAATCCTTAAATGAGCCCCAAGCCCATTTTTCGGCGTGGCTTTGTACCATGTCTAGATGGGTGAGATAGCAAGCCGGTTCAACTATACCCGCAGCCCCCAAAGCAAAAAGCCCAATTACCCCTACAATAATAAGTATTATGCTCATATTCATACCTCCTTTTAACCTCTGTAGCACATTATATACTATAAGGGAAATAAAATCAAGCTCAAATTCCCCTATATAGGCTCTTATTTTATTTTTCTAAAATTTTGAGGTATATGGGTGGGTAGGAGAAATACTACAGGAAGAAAGGGCTATAGGGTGAGCGGTTGGCCTATAAGAGGGTAAAAATATGGTGCGGAATAACGTGGCAGTACTATAGAGTATGAGGGGGGTACGGGGGGTCTACCAATTCCCTACCTTGTCCGCGCTCTATGCGCCTTAGTGTATGCATTGTCCCTTGTCTATGTACTGTATACTATATCCTATATAGCACTATCCCTAGTATGTATCTATTAGCAGAAGACAGAAGGAACATTATGTGCAGTAAATACCTATTATCCTACACTATGGGCATGATCGTATATATCTATGTACTGTACAGGGATAGTATAGCAGTAATAAGCATAGTGCTTAGAATGGTAGCATATATAAGCGGCACGCTTACTTTGTAGGGCTGAGCACGGCACTATTCCCTAACATATGCAGATATGTGCATACATAATACCCTACATTATATCATCTAGTTACCATAACTACGTTATATCGTACTATCACGATATGGCACACTTCCTAATCATAGGGTCAGTATGACACACACAACTGGGTCAATATGACACACTTATTATCTTATTACATAGGTATAATAAAGCCCCAGCACGTTAATACTAGGGCATATATACAGGTATTACTATGGTGTTATACTAGGCTATACTTGCTAGGGGCATTATCCATAGTATTGTAGTACTC